CCTATGCTGTCGACGATTTTTATCTTTTCAATTGGCATATCCTTCCCCTACTTGGATTATGACAGTCTTTACAAAGAGTTGATCCATTATCTAAATCAAATCTTAGTTCTGGAAATTCCGCAAAAGATTTAAGGTGATGGGCTTCTAAATAGACTGCTTTTCCGTTCCCACTTTTTGCTCCACATTTTTGGCATGTATAGTCGTCTCGTTCAAAAATTATTTTTCGCCATTCTTTATATTGTATTGAATTTCTGATTAAATGATTTTCAGTAGATACCCCACCTTTCCAATTGGAATTTTTCTCCCTACCGTATTTCCCCTTTCGTGATAAACTTAGCTGCTTTTTTGATTTTTTTGAATGATTTTTACCATACATACCATTAGCTTTGCCACATAAATGAACGCCAAACATGGGATTATTTTCCCCCAAGTTTGCTGTACTCAACTTTCTCTTTGTTTCTTCTGTAACCTTCTTTCCCTTCATCCCCTTTGGATGTGGATTATTACTCATCCATTTTTTCATCGCTTTACTCTGTTTCTTCCTTTGTTCTTCAGATATCAATTTTCCTTTATGTGTCTCACCTATTTTTTTCTTTGTTTCTTCTGTGTGCGTTCGTCCTAACCATCGGATATTTCCTATTAGCGCCTCGCTCAATTTTTTTTTGTGTTCTTCTGAAAAACGCTTACCTTTATGTGCCTCGCTCATTTTTCTTTTCCATTCTTCAGAAAATGGCGCCCTCTTTTTGCCTTTTTTCATTTCACTTATTTTTTGTTTGGTTTCTTCTGAATGTTTAAATTTTATTAACATTTTAACCCTAACTATATTATATACTATAACTTACATTTAATCTAGTCATTACATTCTGCCTTTTTCTATTGCTCTACGTGTCTTTTCTGCTAGACGTTTTGAAATTTCTTCAATATCATTTATCCCGTTTATATCACCGTAGAAATAATTGTTTTGTTTCAGGATAAATCCCCCGCCAGCAGAGGCTAAGGCTGGTTGCAATTTATTAAGGGGAATAATAAGTTCGGGTCCGGCCTCTCCAATTTCTGCAACAGTCCGTTTTGTGACAAGCCCTCCCTCTTTGAGGGGTATCGGCTTGGATTTGATCAAAGCAACTTGGACAGCCCCCGCTGCCGCTGTTATTGCTGCCAGTATGATATTGAACGGAGGGATTGTCGATGATAAAGCCTTTGTTACCCCCACCGCCGTATTGACAATGGCACTTAATAAAGCGACGGCCTTTTCCTGTTTGGCTGCCGTCCTCCTAGCCTTCGCTCTTTTCTCTTCTAGGTCTTCGCTGGCAATTCTTAATGCTTCATTTTTAGCCTCTTCAATCTTTTCCAGGGCCGTTGCCGTTTCCTGTTCGGCTTGCTCCCTGTCTGTTCTAGCCTTCTCTAAATCCAGTTCGTGTTTTTTCTCCAGGTCTGCCAGCATTGCCGCTTTCTTTTCCTCATCCTTCACGTTTTTCAGGATATACTTTTTCTTCGTATTGTAATCATCATCTATGCCCTTTAGTATTTCGGCAACCCTCATAAGAGTTTCCTTCCAATCCTGTTCTATCTCCCGTGGTAGTTCTCTTATCAGACCCCGGAAATCACCGAAGGCGGTTTTCAGGACATCAAAAGTCCTTAATGCCGAAGGTTCAAGCTCTTCCGGGAATATAGCCGATAGGTTCATAAGGTCTTCTTTTAATAATCCCGTACCCATCATCATTGCAAGCACGGCCTGTTGAGTATTAGGGCCTAATTTCTGCAAGGCCGGATGAAGCTCTGTTTCTAATATTTCAACCAAATCCCCAAATTCATCACCTAGCTTTGCAGGGAGAGTCAGTTTTTCCTCCAAAGATTTCATAAAACCTTCGGCATCTTTTTTAAGATCCTCCAGCGATTTTCCCTGTTCCTCGGCACTTTTGGCAGCCTCCAAATGTTTTCCCGCCGTATCCTCAAGGAATTTTTTCAAGTCCTCTCCATGCTTACTCTCTGCAATGGCCTTGAGGGTTTCCTGGGTATTCTCTCCGTATAGGTGCCAGATATCATTTAGATCTTGGACTTTCTTACCCTGAATGGTAGCCTCGCCGCCCATCTTTCTTAATCCGCCGGAGGCTTTCTCCATGAATCCGGTCCATCCCCCAAATTTTTTAACTATTTCTGCCCATCTCTTTGTCTCTTCTTCTGTAAATTTACCGTGAGATTTTTCCCATTGTTCCCGTATCCAAATTAATCCCTTGTATGCTCCATAAGTAGCAATAGCCGCGACCCCGAGTTTACCCAAACCTACGGAAGATATTATTGATGCTTTACCTAGCATACCTATTCCGGCTACTAATCCCGGTAGCATCATTGTTATGGGGCCCAGAACTGCAAGTAAGACACCGGCTTTTGCCGCCGTTAATGCTATTCCCTTTGTCAATTCGGGATGTTCTTTTATCCAATCGCGTATCTTCCCGACTGCTGTTTTAATCTTTCCTGCAATTTCAACAACCATAGGTGCTAACTGTTCACCTAGTGAAATTGCCGTATTCACGATGGTGTTTTTGGCAAGTTTTAACTGATTAGTAAGAGATTTTAACTGTTTCTCCGCAACCTTTTCTGTTGTCCCTCCCGCGTTTTTCAGATCCTTTGTCCATTGCCGGATCTTCTCAGACGATCCCATCAAGGTCAGGATGGAATCTTTTGTTTTTATGTTAAAGCCCAGACTTGCAAGAGTGGATTGTTTCTGCTCGGTTGTCATGTCTTTGAATCGGATTTCTAAATCCTGTATTATATCTGCAATACTCCTCATCTCTCCGCTCGAGTCGAAAAGTGATATTCCATATTTATCCCATGCTTTTTTGTTCTTACTCGTAGCATCAAAAAGGCCGTTCAACATCATGGTCAACCGCTGTCCGGCAAGGTTCCCCTTGACTCCCTTGTCTGCATAGGCAGCCAAAACAGCGACCCCCTCTTCCATTTCTTTATTAACATTGACAAGAGCTGCCGCCGCCTTATTTGTCAGGGCTTCGGAGAATTGTTGGACAGAGGCATTGGCTAGTGTATTTGCTTTTACTAAAACATCTCCAACGCGGATAAGGTTTTCCTGGTTTTCTTTTACGTCTTTCGAGGACAATCCTAGTGCCGTCTGGGCATCAGTCAATAAATCGGTTGCGAGGGCCAAATCGAACGCTCCAGCTTGTGCAAATTTGGTTACAGCGGGCAGGGCAGCAATTGACTGTTCAGCATCCATGCCGGCAGAGGCAAGATAGAAATATGCCTGTGCTAAATCTTTAGCCGCGAATGTTGATGCCTCGGACATATCTTTGGCAGCTTCCGCCATTTTCTTTCGCATAGTGTCCGATACATCGCCCATGATCGCCGTTGATTCTGTCATTGATTTATCGAAATCGGCATATGCCTTAACAACACCGGTCACGACCCCGATGATAGCACCACCGGCAATGGTCATAACCCTGCCGGCTTTTTTAAACTTCTCTGAATTTTTCTGGATAAGTGCATCGGCCTTTTTGAAACCGGCTTGCATAGACTTAATGTCAGTACCGATGCGGACTAGGAGTGATTTTGCCGTCATGACATCTCTCTATTAATTCAATCCAACCATCCTTTTAATCTCATCGAGTTCTTTCTGTTTATCCTCCTTTGTTTTAATGGGACGGGCGGGAAAAACTTCGGGTAATATGTCCTCTGGCTTGACTTCTTTTCTTATCAACGCAGTCAGGATATAAGCCGTAAGTTGTGCATGTAGCTGTGCATATTGCCGATATTTGTCTTTCTCCCGCTCATTAAAGCCGACGATCCGTTCATTAAGCTCGACGAGAGTAAGTTTGTCCAGTTCGGAATGAGTGATCCCGATACTCAGGGCTACTTTTTTTGCTTCTTCGTAGAGGGGATCGTTTTCGTCGGTTTCTTCTTCTCCGCTACCTTTTCCGTTTCCTGGTCGTCGGCCTTGACTTTTTTTAATTCAAGTCCCATGTGATCTGCAAATGCTTCAAAGGCAATATTGGTAACGGCCATAATCGTGTGATTTTTCGGAATGGAGTCATCCAGCAAATCTTCAACTTTTTCAACGGTCAACTGCTTGTCTTCATGCTTCAACCCTGCCCAGACTAGGATCGGCACCTCATCCCATTTAAGGTTGATCAGGGATTCGATACTTCTTTCTCCGAGTCTTTTCCGGATATCACGTACCGCCTTAAACCCAAACCGAAGCTCCCGAGGTCTGTCTAAATCTAAGATGTAGTCTTTCATTCTGGCACCTCGATTGCGGCAATCGTCAACGCCGTGACTCCATCATAGGTGATTGCTAATTCCTGGCTGGCATCATTGAACCTGTCCCGTTCGAAAGGTCCGATCATCCGTTCTTCTCCCGCTGGAACCGAGACAACGACATCATGATCGAAGCCCTGACTGCAAGGTGTAATGGAATTAACGGTAACTATCCAGGCCCCTGAGTGTCCGTTTACCACATGGAGAAACGTGCGTCCGCTGTTATAGACGGCATCCCCGCCTCCAGTACAGTCCACATATATGGGATCGTTCGGATTAAGTCCGGTTTTCACTACCTTTTTTACAACTAAATCTGCCATTCTTTCCTCCTATCTAAAGGTCTATTTACTTGGCTGTTTCGGTAATCTGACCGTCTGAAACTAGCGAGAAAGATACTGTCCCCATGTCTGCTTCAGGCGCGGCCATGCTTAATCCCGACATCACGAAATTCCCGGTATATTTGTACGCGGGAGTATCTACCTGGCAGTCGCATTTTTGATGATCGCCAGCAAGATTGATTAAACCCTTTTTGAGTTCGAGCCAACCCGCATTATCCTCGATCAAGAAAGAACTGAAATCAACTGTCACCTCACGATTCCCGAGTTCTTTTTCTTTCCAGCCTGCGCTGTCTTTGTCTGTTGTTTCCATAGGTTCTTGAGAAATGGACATGCTGGCATCTTTCTGGCCCCCAACTTTGACATACTGATCCGTGATGTAAACCGAAACATAGACGGCTTCTCCTTTCACTTTTGCCATAATTTACCTCCATTTAGAATTTTCTCCCTTTCGGGACGATTTATGAAAAACAAGGGGAGACCCCTCATCTGCTTTATTCTGCTTTTTTCTACATTATGTAGATTCATTTTCAATTTCCGTATAAACAACGTTCGGGTTTCCCCCCGTTCATAGTTCCTCAATCAAATATTTCATGATTAATATTCCATGACGGGTTATTCCATCCAAATCAATTATCAGATTAAAAGAATCAAGGCTGTCCAGAGCTGCCCTGAAATTAAGGCCAAGATCAAGCGAACTCAAAGTCAATGCCTGAAGAATGGCATCTGACATTTCATCGACTTCTTTCCTTCCGTGATACCTTGACCAAATATGGATTGTAGAATATATCTCCGTACCATCTTCGAATTTATCACACCAGGGTTTTGCTGTTATTTCCCCCATAGTCACGTAAGGGAATTTTGCATTTTCCGGATGATCGTCGTATATCGAATAAGATGTTTGCGCCTCCAGGCGGTCAATCTGTGCCTTGTGCAGGGTGAGAGTCGGGAGTTTCATTTTTCACATATCCCCTTGAGTCTATTGAAATACTTATCTACGATAGCGAGGTAAGCAGGGAGAAGATAAGGCTTTGCCGGCAATCCCCGCTTTGCTATCACTAAACAGATCGGCCAAGCGGAATCAAACCCATGTCGCTTCGCCCATCCCTCAAGTGCATCGGGAGGAGGGAAATGTGGCCTTGTCCCATATTCAACATGTGGACCGTAAGGAGCGGTCGGCCCGATCTCTGCGGCTAATCCCCCTTCAACTTTATCCACTAATATCGTATTCGCTAGATTGCCTAGATCCCAGGACCCCATCTCTTTAAGATTCTTTTTTGCTTTTTTCTGAACATCCAGAGCGGAGGCATAAGTCTCTTTTTTAAATTGCCCTATCTTTTCATCACACATATTTTTTAAATATCGACGTAATTCTTTGTCTCCCTCAAGTTTCATCGTGACTTTCATTACGGAAGTTCCATTGCGACAATTTCCATATCGATTCCAAGTGAGTAAGTAACGTGTACTTTTCCATAAATATCGTTAAACCTACCCATTGGAAAAGGCCCAATTCTTCTAGCACAATTAGCATCAATTATAATTTCTATATTGTGATTATAACCAAAGGAACATTTCCCCGGTGATTCAATAAATACTGATCGGTAAAAAGTACCATTCAAATTCGCCACATAAATGAAAGTACGGCCATTATTAATAAATTCATGTCCTTCTGCTGAGCCCGGCGTATAGCTTGGGTCTAATCCCGATAAACTAATTTTTTGTACAACTAAATCTGCCATTCTTTCCTCCTATTTTTCCTCCTGACACAAAAGCTCCAGGAATTCCCGGCGTTCTTTCATGTCGATTATGGATTCTATATTCAGATATCTCTCCCCATGTTTGATCCGCATAGTTTCGTTAACATCTGTCCGGTATCTAATCCTGATCCGGTGACTGACCACATTTTTGATCTGATGGGCATAGAAATATTC